GTCCTGACAGCCAGGTTGAGGAGCCAGATAAGGATCGGAAAATACGCTGCAGCGGGAAGCAGAAAAAGGCCGTTCCGGTACCAGTACCACAGCTTCGGCGGGCGGATCAGCTCGCCGCAGATCGCGCAGCGGCCGTACCATACGTCCTCCAGAAAAATGTCCTGCCCGCGCCGAAAACGCGTTTTCGCGTCGGGAATGCTGTCGTCCTTTGCGGCAGGGATATGCCGATGCTCCATATGCTGCACGCCCCTCTTGTGGTTAATATAATGTTACGAGTTGCAAAAAAACAAAATACATATTAAAATTAGTATATCATAATCGCATAGAAAAGATATCTTTGAAATTAATCGAAAAATATTTTTTGAGAGTGCCTTTTCACGTTAATGACCCGCGGCGGCAGAATTGCAAAACAAAATGCTTCAAAACTCTATTTGCGATTCTGAATGCAGCGAGATCCCGAAGGACTTTTTTGGCAAGCTGAGAGAAGACCCCCTGCGCAGC